AGCATACGGCGACATGGTGAAAGAGGCCATGAAGCAGGTGCTATGGGCCATCGCGGCTGCACGGCAGGACGAGATTTCGATCGAAGTTTCGGGGCTGGACGAGTTTGACGTTCAAGACTACGGCACGGAACTAGATGACGCGAAGAAGTTGCTCGACCTGGGAATCGGGTCGGAGACCTTGAAGAAGCAGATCTTCAAGAGGCTGGCTTTCCAGTACCTGTGCGACGCGCGGCAGGAGGTCAAGAACCAGGTGGCGAAGGAGATCGACCGGGCGCAGGGGGGGTAAAGGCTCCCGGGTTGGATGGGGAGGACGAGCTTGGAAGTGAAATCGGGAGAGTTATGGAAGAAATCGACGTGCAAGCGATCGTGCGGCAAGCGCTCAACGAGTTCGTAAGCCGGGAGCAGGCCAAGAGCGAACCGGCCCACAAGGCGGAACTGCAGGAAGAGCGCAAGCGCCGGGAGCAGTTGGAACGGCGGGTGAACGAACTGGTGGAAGAGAACCAGCGCAGCCGGCGGGTGGCGGAGGAAGCGGAGAGAAGTTCGACGGTGCGAGCCGAGTTGCAACGGCTGGGCGTGGCGAAACTCGATCTGGCGTTCAAAGCCGTGCAGGACGCGGTAGTACGAGCCGAAGACGGGCGGCTGGTGGCGAAAACGGATGCCGGGGAAACGTCCGTCAAGGACTACCTGGCCGCGTTCGTGGCGGAAAACCCGGAATTCCTGCCGGCGCGGATTGCGGGCGGGAGCGGGCTCTCAGCGACGCTGAAAGCGCCAGGGGCCAGCCGTGAGACGGTGGACCTGGAGCGCATTCGTCCTGGAATGGACGCGGAGGAAATGCGGCGCGTGAGAGAGGAAATCGTGCGGGTGGCCTCACAGAGCCTGCGCGGGCATTAGAAGGAACCGGCCAAAGCGGGGGGCTCGAACGGACCGCGCCATCGAAGGCGCGGGCCGGGGAAGCCCGGTCCCGACCGGCCGGCAGGAACAAACAGTAAGGAGAATACATGGCAGTTATTACTTCAGCAAACGTCGCAACTGCGATTGTCAAGCTGGTGGCGGCGGACGCTTTGCCGGTGCTGGTGGGGAACCTCGTGATGGGGAACCTTGTCAATCGAGACTACGAACCGGTTTTGGCGCAGGCCGGGGACACGATTAACGTGCCGATTCCGCCGGTGATGGTGGCCAACAACATCATCGACGGGATCGGAGAGGTGCAGCCGCAGAACCCGCCCCTGGGAAACGCCCAGATCGTGCTCAACACGCACGTGGAAGCGACTTTCCAGATTCCGGACGTGACCAAAGTGCTGGCGGTTCCGGACCTGATGAAGGTCTACATGCAGCCGGCGGTGGCGGCGATCGCACAGAGGATCGAGAGCGATCTGCTGGCGCTGTACGGGGGATTCACGATGAACCCGACGGTGGGAACGGCGGGTACGGCGATCACGGAAGCCACGATCGACGCCGCGGAGACGGCCCTGTTTCTGGCCAAGGTTCCGTCCGCGGATCAGAAGTTCATCGTGGTGGACGCAGCCGCGTATTCGGCGTGGCGGCAGATACCGCGGTTCAGCGAGTTCCAGACGGCGGGCGACGCCGGATTGCGCGCGCTGATCGACGGAACGGTGGGGAGGGTGAAAGACTTCTTCGTCTTCCGTTCGCAGTTCGTGCAGAAAACGGGCGGCAATCCGGTGACCACGCACAACCTGGCGTTCACCAAGAACGCAATCGGGCTGGTGGTCCGCCGGCTGCCGCAGCCGCTGCCGGGAACCGGCGCGATCGCGCAATACGCCGAGCTGGGCAATTTCGGCATGCGGGTGGTGATGAGCTACCAGCCGAACACGCTGGCGCAGCAGTTCACGGTGGACGTGCTGTACGGATGCGGCATCCTGCAGAACGTGCTGGGCGTGCAGGTGCAGACCTAGAGAGGGGGCGGCGGGAGCTGGGGCCCGTCCGCGGCGCTGGAACAGCCAGGGAGAGGGCAGGGCCGGCGCCGCGGTTTTTCGACGGCATTCCCGGCGAGGAGGAAAGACATGGACATGAGAGCGTACTATCAGAAAATTCGCGACGCGGCGGCGGGGATCGAAGAGCCCTATCCGATCGTCATGAGCCTGGCGACGGGCGACGGAGGAAAGGCGGGCACGCCGATCGAGGTGACGCGGCAATTGGCCGCGAAGATGATGGTCGAAGGATCGGCGCAACTGGCGAACCCGGAGGAAGCGCGGCGGTTCCGGGAAGGACAGATCGAGGCGAAACGCCTGGCGGATCAGGCGGCGGCCGCCGCCAGAGTGCAACTGACGGTGCTGACGACGGACGATCTGAACCGGCTGAAGGACTCCGGGAAGCACTCCAAGGACTAGACGAACATGGCTCTGTTCCTAGATGGCGCGGTATCCACGACGGAAGACCTGACCGGGCAGGACTCGCAGCTTCTGAATATCGCCAGCACGGAGGGAATCGACCTGGGAGGCAAGCTGGCGCTGGCGCAAGAAGAGCTGGGCGTCGAACTGCGGGCGCTCTTGAACAGGGGCGGCCCGGTGGGCCCGCTCGGTTGGATCACGCCGGCCTATATCGAACAGGCGGGTATCGGTCACGTGGTGGTCACTCCGCCGCTGAAGATGTGGCACACGTTCCGTACCCTGGAGATGGTCTACCGGGATGCGTACAACAACGCATTAAACGACCGCTACGCGGGGAAGCGCGACGCGTTCCACGAAATGGCGGCGTGGGCGCGGGAGAAACTGATTCTGCTGGGAATCGGGATGGCATGGAACCCCGTGCCCCGAGCCGCCATGCCGGCGGTGGCGCCGGCTCAGGGATCTCTGGCGGCCGGAACCTACTATGTGACGATGGCGTGGGTGAACAGCGCGGGCGAAGAGGGAGCGAGCGCCACGCCGGCGGTGGCGACGACCACGGGCAACACGCTTATGGTGCGGCCCGGAGCGGCGCCCCAGGGGGCCACTGGCTGGAACGCGTACCTGGGCGTTTCAGCGGACAGGATGACCCTGCAAAACGGGTCTCCCCTGGCGCCAGCGCAGAGTTGGACGCAGCCGCCGGGGTTGACGACAGCGGGGCGGACGGCCGGCTCGGGGCAAGCGCCGAGCTGCCTGTGGCCCGCGCCGCGCATGTTGCAGAGGGGCTAATGACGAGTCGAATCGGAAGCGCAATCACGTCCAAAGTCATCGCCAAAATGACTGCGCCGCAAGGGGTGAGCGCCGAACTCGCGGCGCTCGCGCCCCCGGACCAGACGGCGGCGGCCTTGTGGCATGTATCGCAGGTACGGGCGCAGAACGTGGCCGCCGACCTGGTGGAGCGCAGCAGCGGGACGCCGTACCCGGCCGCAAACGTGTACTGCGAGAAACTCGTCAACAAGCTGACGGAGAAATTCCGGAAGTTCTCGGGGACGGCGCAGATGGCGATTGAGATTCGCTATTCGCAGGACCGTCTGGAGGGACTTCAGGACAGGCTGGAGTTGTACACGGACGCGGTGGCGCAAACACTGGACGCTTCGCGCGGCGACTGGGGCGACGGCATGTTCTTCGCCGGGGCATACGAGGTGTCGTTCGCAGCGGTAAAACACGGCGGGAAGAACTTCGTCCAGCCGGCCAAAATCACATTCGAAATTGAAGTGAGCAGGAGCTAGCATGTCCTCCTATATTTCCTCTAACGCAAACCGATTCTACGCGGCGCTGGAGAGTTCCTACGGACAGGTGGGAACCATCTCGGCGGCGAACCGGATCCCCGCCGTGAAGCTGGGGATCGCACAGCAACTCGAAAGCGTCAAACGCCAGGACAAGACGGGCAGCCGAACCTTCGCGGGATTGCCGCCGGGCGGACGGCGGCGGACGGATTTCGACCTGAAGACGTATATGACGACCTGGCAGAGTGGTCAGCCGGGACCGGCGTACGGGCCGCTCTTTCAAGCTGTTTTGGGAGCGGCGCCGATGCCCTTTGCGGGCGGAACAGTGGCCTCGAGCGCCGGCGCCGGGAGACTGGCCTTTCAGGCGCCCCATAATCTCGCGCCAGGGCAGGCGGTGGCGTGCGGAGGCGAAATCCGATTCGCGGCGGCGATCGTGGATGCCAATACGGTGCAGTTGAACGCGCCATTCACGGCGCCACCGGCGACGGGCGGCGCGGTGGCGGCGACGGTAACTTACGCGCCCGCGACGGATCTGCCCAGCGTGAGCGTGTTCGACTACTGGTCGCCGGCGACGGCAGTA